CGCAAAGCCGGCGATCTGACCCACCGCACCGGTCTGCACCAGCTGCTGGGACAGGTCACCCTGCTTGATGAACTTGTCATCCTGCATGAGGATCTCCAGATACTCAGGGCTGACGATCATAAAGCGGCCGGTCTGGGGCACGCCGTTGCGGCTCAGGGTGCGCTTGGCGGCCAGAGCCTCTTTGTAGGCGGTGGAAGCGGTGCAGGCGGTCTTGGTGGCGCTGATGGCAGCACCGGTTGCACTCTGCAGCGCCTCGATGGACTTCTTGTCGATGGACAGGGCCATGGAGTAGGCGGCGCTGTCCAGACGCTCGGCGGTGATGCCGTCGGGCACGGATGCAGCGTCAAAGCCGTCGATGATCTCATTGACAGCCTCGTCGTTGTCGATGTCCAGATCCAGATAGGTGGTGGTGCCGGCATCGGCATCCACGCCGTTTGCCTTGTCGTATGCCTTGACGGCCACCTCGGTGTCACGCACCGGGATCTTGACCTTGCCGGCCTTGGGGCTGCCCTCGTAGCGGGTGTTGAAGATCGCACCGTCACGGGTGACCAGAGTGGCCCGCAGCTTTGCGTCTACCAGAGCGGAATACCGCTCCTGATTTGCATGTGCCATGTTGAACTCCTTTCGTTTTACAGGTTCAGTTCGGGATTCAGGGACTTAAAGGCGGCTTCCACACCATTGGATTCGTTGGCGGGCGGTGCGCCATGCTCAGCGCCGGTAGAGACCACGGCCACGCCGGCGGCACCGTCTTCACCAAAGGCCCAGGGGTTGGCCTTGGCAGCGTCGTCCAGAGCCTTGTCAATGTCGGCGCTGCGGTCCTTGGAGCCCTTCAGAGCGTCCAGATCCAGCAGGGCACGCACAGCCTTGACGCTGCGGCCTTTCTTGCCGAGGATGGCGGTGTCGAGGGCGTTGTCAAAGGCAAAGCCATCGGCCTGTGCTTTCAGGTCGGCCTGCAGCTTGGCCAGCTCGGCCTCGTATTCCTCCGGTTTCTTCTTGCCGTCAAAGGCGGCAAGGCCGTCCTGTGCGGTCTTGAGCTGGGTCTGTGCGGCGGTCAGCTGGGTCTGCAGGGCGGTGGCGGCGGATTTCTCCCGGTTGATGTCCGCGCCGTTCTCCTGCATGAGCCAGTTCAGCTGCTCGTCGGTGATGCCGGGGATCTTGTTCTTCACATCTTCGCGTTTCATGGTGGAAACTCCTTTCGTTGGGTGTGACCACAGTTTTTTACACTGTTCTCTGTCAGTATTCGGTCTTGGGCGGGGTACGCACCGCCCGCTGCGTGGCACCGTCTGGAGGCATCGAACCTCCCGCTTCCGGTTTTGGAGACCGGTGCTCTTCCCGAATGAGCTAAGACGGCATGAAAAAAGCACCATGCTTTTGCACGGTGCTTTGAATGGCTTGGGGTGGGTTACGGCTTGACCTCTACGCTCGGCAGTACGTCCGTGTGGAAATAGAGCTTGTAGTGGTAGGGGTCGGTATGAGTGCCGGTGATGTCCTCCACCACATACATGGTGTAGTCGTTCAGATAGATGTAGTTCTTGCGGTAGGAATCCGGGCCGACCTTCACCGTGCAGACAAGCTCATTGTTTGAGTTGTTGGCGATGGACATGTAGCCCTCGGCTTCCATGATCACCTTGTCGGTGCGGGCGTTGTAGACAGTGATCTTGCGCTCACTCTCGAAGTAATCAGCCTGCTTGGAGATGTTGTAGTTGGCCTTTTCGGCTTCGCTGGAACAGCCACACAGCAGAATGGATGCGGCCAGCGCAAGGGCGAGAAGAATCTTTTTCATGATGCTTTCCTTTCTGTTTTGGGCAACAAAAAACCACGGTGCGGGTGCATCGTGGTTGGTAACTTATTCGCCCATTTCCTTGTAAACGTGGCAACCGAGACAGATCTTGTGGGCTTTGTCCCAACTGCAAGGTGGTTTATCATCACCGGTTAAGCAAAGGCTGTCGTTCCCGATATTAGAGACATCGAAGCATAAGCCACAGTCGATTTTACGGTTGTAGATGGGACAAAACCATTCTTCAAGTTTTACATCGGTGCTAATGTGGAATTCCATGCTTCTCAACCACCTCCATCAATTTTTTGCCGCCATCATCCAATGGCCCAAGAGTAGAAATAACACCGTTAGATCGGACGGCAACGAAACCCTGCTCAGAATAATAAACTATCTGACCACCGTTCCATTGCGAAAGTGCAACCTTCGAAGCCGAAATGATTTTGTCACAATCAGCCAAAGTCATTTTGCGCTCTATCATGCGTTGGAAAACATGGTCACGATTAACAATAAGTTCATTCGGGGCAGAGGGCGATTCAATCAGTTTACCGGTCGATTTTATTGTACCATTATCACGCAGCTGCTGCAACTCCTTGTTTGCTGCATCGAAACGTTCCTGCTTTCGGGCTGTATAGTTGGCCTTTCCCGCCTCACTCCTGCCGAACTTCGGAACGCTGGTGCGGGCACTGTCGGCCCTGCCGCCGGTGGCGGTGATAAAGCCAGCCAGCTCCTGACGGGCCTGCCGGAGCTTCACCGCGCTGTCGGTGGGGTCCACCCCGGCTGCCGTCTCGGCGAGATACCGTTTCTTCCACCTGCGCACATTGCGTTCTCTGGCACGCTGCATCTGGTTGATCTCGTACCGGGTATATTTCTTCCCGTTGTACTCGATGTTCCGGGCGTTGAGGGCTTCCAGGTCTGCCTGTGTCCAGGCGGGTGCGGGGCCCAGCTCCGGGAAGATGGAAAAGAAGGTGTGACGGCAGTTCCAGCCGCACAGCCCTGCTCCGGTACCGTAGCCGGTGGCGGCCTCGAAGTCCGGGTAGTGTTTGCCCTTGTAATCCACGGCCCCGCCCCGGTGGAACTGCCTGCCCTGCCACTCGGCGTGACTGGGGCGGGCACCACCGTGGGCGCTGGTCTCAACGAACTCCACGTTCATTTCGTCCATGCGGGCTTCCTGCAGCTTGCCTGCGGTCTGGTTGACACCGGTCAGCACCGCCCGGCGGGCCGCAACTTCCAGCGAATCTGTGTGGCCGCTGGGGTAAGTGATCTCCGGCATCTCGTCTGCAAGGCTGTCCACAGCCTGCTTGACGGCGGTTTTGTAGTCAAAGGCACCTGTGGCCACCTTGCCCCAGGCGACATCCAGCGTGCGCTCAAAGGCCCCGGAGACGGTGTTGGCCGTTGTGGCCGTGAGGTTCCGCCATGTGCCGCAGGTCTGCCGGGCACCGGCGTTGAGCAGGTTGTTCAGGGCCGCGCTCTCTTCAAAGGGTGTGGGCTCGAGGTTGTAGTGGTAATAGATGGCATCTTCCCGCTCCATGGCTTCGGTGGCAGCCTCTTTGAGCAGCCTGCGGATGGTGGCTTCGCTCTTGCCGCTGTACTTTGCCAGCAGCTTGACCACGTTCTCCCGCACCGCCTCGGTCTGCTGGTAGCGCCACAACTGCCAGTCGGCCGTTTCGGTGAGGGTACCCATTTTGCCGATGCGCCGGGCGACATCCTGTAAGATCTCATCCTCGACCTGCTGCGCCAGCTGCACAAAGGCATCCGGCATGGCATCGAGGTAGCTCGGCGGCAGCATCAGGCACCTCCGAAGGTGAGCTGCTCATCGGTCTGGCTGTCAGCCTTGGCCTCTGCCGCCCACTGGTGGGCCTCGTCCTCGCTCAGACCATACCGGGCGGACAGATACCGGCAGCGGGGCACAAGCCCTGCCAGAGCGTCCTCCCGCAGCTGTGCGGTGCGCTCCTGCTCGCTGACAATGTAGCTGTCGTCCCAGTTGACCGAGATGCTGGTGTCCGGGTCCACATCTGCACCCAGCAGGTTCTTTGCCGCCCACAGGATGGCCCGCAGAATGCCGATCAGTGCCGTCTCAATGGGGATCTGGTTTTTGTTGGCGTTCTGCACAAGGTCCTGTCGGCTGCCGGTGTACTCGGTGGCGGTGGCCACCTTGCCCAGCTCAAAACTGTAGCGGTGGCAGCCAAGCCCGCACTTGAAGCTCATCATGTCCAGAGCGTCCTGCACGGCCCGGTGGTTGTCCTCGGTGCGCAGGTCGGGGTTGTACTCCCGCCATGCGGCCGGCTGGTCGATGCTGCCTTCCGGTGCGGGCAGCTCGTAGAAGATCTGGCGGTGAACGGCATCCGGCGGCACAGCGTGCTCCACACCGTCCTTGTCCACCCACTTTTTGCACATGGAGCGGTCATAGAAAATCTTCTTGCCGCCCAGGCGGAGGTCCTGCCGGTAGTTGTCAAAGGCGTAATCCGCCATCTGGGCTGCGTCCAGCGCCTCGGAAAAGACGCTCATACCCAGCCCCATGCCGCCGTCGATGTTTTTGGCGACAGCCGGGCTGAACAGGCTGAACCATGCCGGCGCGCCGGTGACCGTGATGTGCTCCACCATGCCCGGCGGGGTCTTGGCCTTGGCAAATTTCGGCGTGCCGGAAACATCGTCCATCACCTCGAACCATTCATTCGTGATGGTCCGTTCGCCGCCCTTGCAGGTGTGGGTCTGCAGATAGACGGCGGGCTTACCGCCCATCACGCACTCGGACACAAAGGCGGCCTCGGTCACCACGCCCCGCTCCACGCTGATGGGCAGGATGCAGCAGGCGGGGTCATAGTCCAGCTGAATGCGCCCCTGCGGCGAGGGCAGGGCGTTCCCGGCGGCATCCACCGTCAGGCCTTCCACACTCAGCACAAAAGCACCGGTGCCGGACCAGTAAGCCTTTTCCACCAGCTTGTTGGTATTCTCCCAGAAATGCAGCTGCCGCAAAAGGCCGCCGGTCTGCTGCTCATCACTGCCCAGCAGGTAGGCGGCACTCTTTGCGTCGCCGATCTGGAAGGTGGTCTTATCGTTGAGCAGCAGGTTTGCCCAGTCCTCGCAGACATGTTTCGGCATCCGCAGGGAAGCCAGACGCCGGGAAATGACGCTGCCGTCCGGGGCGTCCTCCTTCTGGTCGTGGATGTCGGGAACATCGCCCTTCCACCATTGCCGCCAGACTTCAATGTTGCCGTAATAATCCGCATCCAACTGCAGATGTTTGGTTTTGTTCAGATATTCGATAAAGGCCGAAACGTTCATCTTGCAGTCAGTCTCCTGTAATCACGCTCAATGGTGTACTCAAAGGCGTCGAGGGTGTCAATGTCGGTGGTGCCGTCGTCCAGACGCTCGTCCACGCCGGGGTGCTTCTGGCTCCACAGGGCGCTTGCAAGGGCGTCCCGCAGGGTGGCGGCCTCCGGCATATACCAAAAGCGCCCGCCGCCCATGAGAATGGACGTCAGGCGGATGCGGTCGATAATCTGAATTTTTGCGGAGTTATTCACCCGGTCGGCCAGCCAGTACAGTTTAGAGGCCCGCAGCCGGGTGCGGATGTGGTTGATCAGCGTCTGCTCGGCGCTGTCACAGAACATGTAATGGATCTCGCCGTACCGTGCGAACACGGCCAGGCAGAAGGTGAGCAATTGGTTGGCCAGGTAGTCGGCATCCTGGTTGCGGGGGTCCACTCGCTGGGATGCCAGCCCCACGACGCCGGAATAGTACGGCAAAATGCCCGTTGCCACAAAGGCGTGCTGTGAACCGTTGCCGCCGAAGTCCACCCCGATGTGCACCCGCCACGGCTTGCAGGGCGTCCCGGCGGGCCAGAGGAACCGGCGGTCGCCGCCCTCAGCAAGGCTGTCGGCAAAGGGCTGGTAGATGATGCCGCCCGCCGCCGCCCACTGTCCCAGAATGAACCGGTTATAGTACACCGTGCCGGTGTACTCCTTTTTCAGCTGCGCCACGAACTCCGGCGGCAGGGTGGGGTTGTCGTCGATGGTGTAGGCCTGACAATAGATGTCGGCGTCGCTGTCCAGAAAGCGTTTGAACCAGTGCTGCGGGTTTTCCGGGTTGCAGGTGCCGTCAAAATGGGAGTGCGGGCAGGACAGACGGCTTTTCAGCATCTGGAACACGCCCTCGTCCCAGGTGGTGATCTCGTCACCGTAGGCATACTCGAAGGCAGCGCCCTGAATGCGGGCAATATGCTTTTTGTTGTCAGCGCCCAGCACATACACCTTGCGGCCAAACAGCTGCACGACATTGCCGGCAGCCGAGGTGCGCACGACGCCCACCAGCTCCGCCCCCCAGAGGGCCCGCATGGGCTCCAGCACGTTGCGTTCCAGCGTGCCAAGGGTGTTGCCCAGCATGACCAGCAGGCCCTCGTCCCGGGCCGCGCAGATGCGCTTCGGGATGGTGACGGCGCAGTCCAGGTAGGTCTTGCCGGAGCGGGTGGCCCCGGTCTTGATGTTCCAGCGGTGGCTGCAGTTGCGCAGGAACTCCTGCTGGAACTCAGTCAATGGCACTGTCCACACCTCCCAGCAGTTTACGGGCAGCTTCCAGTGCATCCGCCGCCGGGTCCTCCTGCACAGTCTCCTCGCCCAGCATCTTCAGCAACACCCCGGCGGCGCGGGCATCGCCGCGCTTGGCAGCTTCGGCCATGCCCATGACCACGCTCATCTGGTTGTCCACGTCCTCAGGCTCCACCTCGTCCCGCAGCAGGGCGTTCACCCGGCGGCGGTCGGTCTCCGGCAGGCTGAGGTAATAGTCGGCGGCTTCCTTCATGCTGCGTTTGCGGCGGCGTGCCTTGCCGGACGCAATGCCGCCCTGCTGGGCGATTTCTCTCTGTTCGCTCTCCGTTCGCTTGTTGAACGGGATAAGATTCTTCTCGTTGGACACGTCACCACCTCTCATGGTTCAGGTAAAACAAAAGCCGCCCCGGAGGACGGCCAAAAAGCAAAATAAGCAGCACCCTGCATTCAGTTGCGTTGGACAAGCGTCAAACGGTGGGTGCTGCTGCATCTGAAACTTACGCGGTCAGATGCCCCGCGTGCTGCGTGGCCCCCTCACAGGGCGCGCAGATGGAGCCGTTGGCCGGATTTGAACCGGCACCAAACCACACCAGCCATCTGCGGTGATTGGTCGCAGATACCTTCAGCGTGGATGTATCATCAGTGTTGACCCGCCTGCAAAAGCGGCGCTCTGCTTTGAGCTACAACGGCATATAAAAGCCCGCACGTTTCCATGCGGGGGGTGACGCACATCCTGCCGGGGCCTAGCAAACCCGGCTGCAGATTCCCGGCGTATCATGCGCAGCAGTTCTGCGCACAGGGTGGAGGTCGGCCCCTGTACTGCTGCACCCGCCGGGTGGGGGATTAGTCCATGCGTCATGTGGGGGAGGTCCTGGAATCAAACCGGGCAGCGCCGACCTACGGACAGCCAGCGCGGCAAATCTGCACCCCCATAGAAGCAGCCCGCGAGCCAGAAAGGAGAACGGGAAGCATGAGACCCGTAATGGAACTAACTCGGAGACTGCGTGCATCGGTTGGCCTTTGCGGCTTTGCCGATGGTACAATTCAACCACAGAGTTTGCTGCCCTGTAAATGCCGCTGGGCGTAAAAAACAGGGCGCTTCAGGTTGTGCGGATTGCACAAATCAACTAAGATTCAGCTCGGTTACGACCTCGGCAAGCTGATGCAGACCGGCAGAAATCGCGTGGGAGACTTTTTCAGGGCCGGAATAGCCGACCAGCGGCGCAATGTCCGCCTGCTTTTTGCCCTCAACGTAATACAGGATCAGGCAGCGGCTGCGCTTGATGGACGCCGGGTCTGCATGGAGCATGTAGGCCACTTCAATGGCTTCCTTCTGCATCTCGGCGTACTGGCATTTCAGCTCGGCAAGGTGCTGCTCGGCATCCATGGCAGCATCGCTGTTGCGGCCTACCTTGTCGCTGGTGCCGGAGCGGCCCGGTGCGCCGGATGTGCCGGATGTGGTCGTGGTGGCGGCATTCCGCAGGCTTGCAATGTGCTCTTGCTGCTGGCAGATCAGTTCCCGCATTTTCGGCAGGCGTTCAAACCACGCCCGCAGCTGCTGCACATTGCTGGCTTCGCCCGGCTTCGGGGTGTCACTCTCAGGTGTCCATGTACGGATCATGTATCTACCTCCATTTTGACGGCTTCCCGGATGCGGAGTCGAGCAAGTTCGGCTTCTGCATATCGAAGCTGCCAACTGCTGAACCAGCCCTTGTGAATGAGCTTTCCGGCGCAATATACAAATTCCTGCTCCGTCAGATGATCGAGAGAGACAATGTAATTGCCCGGCTTGTATTTCTTGCTCATTCCACGCCCTCCATCCTTGCGCCACAGTACGGGCAGAACTTGTAATCCATTTCCGGAAAATAGCCCTGATCTTCCAGGCAAATCCGTTCGCAGCAATTTGAACAGGAAAAAATATCACTGTCTATGCCATCAGGGCCGTTCTCCCAGTGTGCCACGGGCCGCAGCGTCTCCGGGTCGATGGTGGGGCAATGGTTAATAACCTTCCGCACGGCCTTGAAAAGCTCCTGCTTTTTGTAAACCATGTTGATCTGGCGGGGTCCTTCTGCGGCGGCCATGGCGAGAACCCAATCGTTATAGCACTTGTCCGCATTATCCACAGCGGCATTTGCATCAATCAATCTTACTTCCGGCATTTTCGTTATTTCCTCCTTCCAGCTGCTTCAGCAGCCCGTCCACGTCATACCGCCAGTGGACCCGCAGCTGGTGCTGCGCCACCTCGATGCCGTTGAGGGCGGCCCACTGCCAGGGGATGCTCTTGCGGGTCTGGGTGCGCATGTACTCCAGCACGGCGCTGGCAGGCACGGCAAAGGTGCGGTTCACCTTGCCCCGGTAGTTAATGACCACATGGGCTGTCTGGCCCCTGTAGGCCGCCGCAGCGGCCATGTCGGTGATGTGCTTCAGCTTGTGGTATTTCTGTTTGTCTCGGTCGAACCGGCCCAAAATCTTTTCTAACGGGATGCTGGGCGTCTCGATGGTCTTTAACTCGAAATAGTGGTGCATGGGGTAGCGGTAGACGTCAAAGTCACAGATGTTGTCAATGGAAAAGCTCAGGCTCTCGTTGCCGCCGTAGTAGCTGGCGGCGCTGTCCTTCAGGCGGTAGCACCACGCATCCGGTGGCATGGACTTCTTCCAGTCCGCTTCAAACTGTTTTCCGGTGTTCAAATCCTTCTCCTTTCGGTACAGCTGCCGGAGGGCGGCCCCGGCGGTGGGGTCCGGGTAGTATTCAGAGTTCCGGTACATGGGGGTCGTCCTCCTTTGCTGTGCTCTTCTTCAGCCGCTTCAGGCTCTGTTCAATGGGCGTGGTCAGGAAGTCGTTCCCGCCGGGCTCCGGTCGGCTCACGGGCCGATTTCGTCCGCTCCCGACGGGATGGGCTTTCCGGTAGTCCTCCACCGAGTGGTACTTGCCGGCCTCTGCCTCCTGCAGCGCTGTGCGCACATAGACCCAGCTGCGGCCGCCCAGATCCGCGCACCTACCGATCACGGTGGACACCAACTCATTGCCCAGCCGGTCGGCGTATCCCGCCAGCTCGGCCTTGCCTTTGCCGTTCAGCTTGCCGATGCTGTTCTCGAACTCCATCACAAGGGGCTGTGTCGTCGTCTTCGTCCGGGGCGGCTGCGCAGCAGACGAGGACTTGTTAGCTTGTTGGTTGGTTATAATGGTTAAGTTGTTGTCGGTCGCCTGTCGGTTGCCTGTCACCTGCCTGTCACTTTGCCTGTCACCCGCAACGATGGATGTATAATTATTGATTGATATGACGCTGTATTTCGACCCGGTTTTGACTGTCAGATACCCTGTCACCTGTAGGTGCTCCAGAGCCGTCCGGACATTCCGGACGCTCAAACCGAGCTGTTTTGCGAGCTGTGACTGGCTGGTGACCAGCTCACCGGGGTGGATCGTGATGCCCTGCCATTGCTTCTCCTGCCAGTTTGCGGTGAGCAGCAGGTGGAAGAACAGCCGGGCGGTGTTGGGCTCGGTGTACCATTCCCACTCGGTCAGGCCGCGGGGAAAGGCTACGAACCCGCGTGTCGGGTCAATGCCCACGGCCGGACCTCCTTTCTGTGAGACGGGTTAAAACGGCAGGTCATCGGTGTCTTCGATGAGGGCGTCGTCTGCGGGAAGGTCTGCGGCGGGTGCTGCTGCACTGCGGGTCGCATAGTCGGCAAGGTGCTCACCGGGGTACATCTGGCCGCCCTGCAAAGAGGTCTGCAAAGTGGTCTGCACAGGGGTCGGGGCCGGAGGCGGGTCAAAGGGCGTTGCCTCCTCGGTGGGGGTCATCTCCGGCACGGCAGGAGTGGCCATCATGTCGGCCAGCGTCTGCATCCACCGGAAGGTCACCAGCCCGCCGGGTTGGAGGTCATCAGCGTCCACGTTGTAATAGGTCTTGCCGTTGTATTCGCGGCTCTTCAGCTCCCGCGCATAGACCGTGACATAGTCGCCCTTCTGCAGCATCCCGTCCCACTGCTCCAGCCCGTGCCAGACGTTTACCTGCACATACAGGCCCTCCCAGTTCCCGGCGGCGTTCTTCACGCTGTGGGCCTTGATGTCAAACTTGAGCACCTGTTTCTGGCCGGCATTCCGGATCTCCGGATCCTTGGCGAGGGTGCCATGGAGCAGCACCCCGGTGCTCGTCTTGATGATCATGCGTCCTCACCTCCGGCAAAGGGGTCGTCAGCGGGTTCGTCGGCATCCTCCACGGCCAGGGCGTCCGCCTGGGCAGCGGTGTCCCGGATGCGGGTCCAGCGGGGAGAAGGGGCCGCATCATCCAGCTCCCGTGCCGTGCCCTCGGCATCCACCCGGACGGGCACTTCACTCTCATCGTACAGGGTGCCGAAGGTGGACGGAAATGCCTCCCGCAGAGCATGCACCAGGGCCACCTTACGGATCATGGTGGCCTTCTTGCCCTTCCAGAGGGATTTGCCGGTGTCGTACTCGGCCAGCTTCACCTCCTCGTAGCTGGGGCGGGTGCGGTCTTTCCGGTAGACCTTGGCCCAGCCGCCCAGAAGCTCCTCGCCCTCATAGACGATGGAACCCTCCCGGTGGTCCAGCTGCCCGGCTTCCGTGTCCAGCACGATGATGCCGGCCTCAAAGCCGTCAAAGGCCGGGTGCCGTTCGGCCATCTGCATGTAACAGTTCTTGCCCAGGACGATGGTGCTGGGGGTGTCCTCGCTGTTGTTGTCGTAGTGGATCAGATAGGCCTCTTTTGTGAAGGGGTTCAGCCGGTACTGCTTGCAGGTCTCCAGAAAGATCTTGCACTCGGCGTCGGTGGCCTTGGCGCAGATGAAGTTGCGCACGTCGGCAAAGCTGACCGTGAAATGCTGGCCGTCTGCGGCGGTGATCTCCACCGGCACGGACGGGGAAGCGGCCTGCAGGGCCGTGCTCTGGGTGGCGCGCTGCTGCATGGCAGCCATGCGGGCTGTGGTGCTCTGGACCGGGGCGGAAGCGGGTGCGGACGTGGTGGGCGCAGATGCGCCGTTGCGAGTGAATGCCATATAAATTACCTCCTGCGTTACTTAACAGAACCATACCGGAAGCCGCGCTCTGTGGCCCCCTGCTTGAACCATGCGATGTCCTCCGGGGTGAACTCCACCCAGAAGGAATAGCGTTTGCGGGCCGGTGCGGCGGGCTGTGCGAACTGCTGCAGAACCTCACAATCCAGCCGACCGGAAGCCGTGACAAAGGCATTGCTCTGTGCGGTCTGCCGGGCTTCCTCCCGCACCTGCCGTTCCTCTTCCGATGGCGGGGCGGTGACCGGTGCGGCGGCTTTTGCCCGCTCTGCGGCCTGCCGCCGGGCTTCGGCCTCGGCCTGTGCGGCGCGGGCATCCTGCCGACGCTGGTGCTCGTGCAGGGCGTCGTTGACGCTGAACGCCCGCAGGTATTCGGTGGTGCAGGCTTCGGCGTCATCGCCGCAGGTGTCCCGGATCAGGCGCAGTTCTTCCCGCCGGGTCTCCACCGCCAGGCGCAGCTCCTTGGACGCTCTGGCAAGGTCAAAGGTCTTGTTCAGCCACTGGGACACCAGCAGCCGGTCAAAAGAGATCAGCGGTTCCAGCTCCCCGATGCAGTCCCGGTAGACCAGCCGCAGGGAGGACGCTTTTTCCTCCCGCTCGGCCTGCTCCACGGCCTTGACCTGCTGGTCAATGGCCCCGGACACCTGCTTGCACTGGGCCTGCATGGCCTTGATGCGCTGGCCAAAGGCTTCCAGCGGGTCGGTATAGAGCTTCTTCGCGGCCCGCAGAGCGTCGCCCAGCTGCTTGTCCCACTTGTTGACGGCGGCCCGGTCGGCCTTTGCGTCCTTGATGGATTCCGGCGTGTACACCCGGCCGGTGTAGGCGGCCAGAAGCTCGTCCAAATTTTTCTGGACTTCTTCCTCATTCCAGCTCATGGCCGGAATGACCGGGCGTTCCACCCGGACAGTCAGTTCATTCGTCATCTTCGTCTTTCTCCTGTTCCGCCGCTTCCTGTGCGACCTGCTGTTCGTTGGTCAGGAAATAATAACCATCCGGCGGCTCCAGCGGCGGGCCGTAGCCGTCCAGGGCAAGGTCATACATCGGGTTCATCAGGCGGCACCTCCGTCGTAGCCCTCCGGCTGGCGGCAGAGCAATGCGGCTTCCTGCCGGATGCTATTCAGCGTGTTGCAGATGTACGAGAAGGTGTTTTCCAGGTCCTCACCCGTCAGGCGGGAATAGCTGCCCTTGCAGCTGTTCCAGATGGCAAGCATTGCCTCCGGGCAGTGATTGGCGGTTTCAAAGTCGGTCTGTCCAAGGTCGTCCATCCGGCTGGTCATGGCCTTCATCCGGCGTTCCAGCTGGGCGCTGTTCTTTTTCAGGCGGTCGTTCTCTTCCTGCAGCTCCCGATTGCGGGCATCCGCAAGGCCCCACGCCTTTTCTGCGGCACGGCGGTCCACCTCTTCCTCGTCCACAACGCCTGCAATGGGCTGGTGCTTTAAGGCGTCCTCGGCTTTGTGGGCGCGGGCCTCGGCCCTGTCGCGCTCAGCTTCAGCTTTCTGGCGCTGGAGGTTGGCCGCAATGCGGCTCTCGTCTGCATCGTGGTAGCTCTGCTGGAGCTTGGCGTTCTGCTCGGTCAGGCCCTGAACATCCGCAAGGGCGGCATCCCGCTGGGCTTCGACATCTTGGATGTGGCTTTCCGCCCAAGCAGCCCGATTCTGGGCACCCAGCAGCTTGTCCCGCTCAGCCTCGGCAGCATCGGCACGCTCTTTCTCGGCTTTGAGCTGAGCCATGACCTCCTGGTACTCTTTGTAAGTAGTGATATCGCCGGTAAACACGGCCTGTTTGACCTCTTCCAGGGTGGACGGCTTGGCGGCTGCATACAGCAGCTTCATGGGCTGTACATCAAAAATCGACTTGCCCTCTAACTGGATGTTGCCGAACTGTTCGGCAACTCTCACCATGTTGTCGCCGGTGTCCCGGCTGATGCCGACGGCGGCGCACCACTTGCCCCAGCTGCCTTTGTAGTGATTGGCTGTCAGGTCGTGGGCGTGCTTGGCTGCCATGATGCGTGCCATGTTGCCGGTGATGAAGGTCTGTGCATCCTGCAACAGCAGGGCGTTGGTCTGGTCATCTGCACCAAAATCAAAGCTGGGTGCAGCGGGCTTGTCCTCGGCTGTGGCCGCTGGGGAAGCGGCCTGTGCGGGCACCACCGCCGTTTCCTCCACCGGGTCGATGGGGGCATTTTTGCAGGGCTGAGCGTTCTGCAGAGCGCTCTTCAGGATATAGTCCACCTCGTAGTCCTCCAGCGCCTGGAACTGCGACGGATCCGACAGGAAGTCCTCCGGGGTGAGCAGCTTATCATATTCGTGGTTCAGGTTGTACTTCTTGGCCAGCAGGTGGCTTTCCTTCCAGATGCTGCGTCCCTCGTCCCAGAACCAGAACCGGCCGCCGTGGTAGGCGTACAGCCGGTCGTTCGCCAGCTTCTTGCTGATCATATCCATTTGCATTTCCTCCGAAAATGTGTTATCCTTCGGGGTGATGGGGCTTGCAAATTCCATCACCCTTTGGGCTCGTCCGTGCTGCGAACACGGGCGGGCCTTTTTGGTTTGCGGGGCAGGCTGTCCACCTCGCTGCGCGGGATGAGCTCCCGCTGACAAATGTACTTGACGTGCTGCCTGCCGTCCTTGAGCCAGTGGCAGACGGAAGCGGCAAAAGAATTTGCGCTGGCGCAGCCCAGCCGCCGGGCGCACATGGCAGCCGTGCCGCTGGCCAGCAGGTCGCCGGTTTTGGCGTCCCACACGGTGTACCAAAAGGCATTGTTGACAAGGTCAGGCATGGCTTTCAGCCTCCATGAGCTGCAGTACACTGTCCAAGTCCTCAAGTACAAGGACATAGACCTCAATTCGTGCTTCGAGCTTATAAAGCTCAGACGCCCAGCGGGTCGTTGTCATGGCATTGCTGTCTTGCTGGCAGAGCTGCCCGTACTTCTGCTGCAGGCTTTCGACATACTCTTTGGCGGTCACGGTCACCCCACCTTCTTCCGGCCCTTCACGGTGTTCTGGGGCTCCTTGTGGACCTTCTTGCGGGCCCGCTCTTCGGCGTCCTGGGCGGCAAAGCCCAAGCGCATGAAAAAGACAGCTGCCAGCACCAGCACCAGTGCGGTGACGAACTCGCCGTCCGAGACGGGCTGGCCCAGCTGGGCCCCGCCCTCAATGCCCATGGCGTACAGCAGGCCTGCGCCCAGACAGGCGGCTGCCAGCACCTGCAAAACGGTGGATTTGATTCTCATGCCTCTTCTACCTCCCAAGGACAGTCTGCGGTGGGTGTGCAGTCGTCCAGCGACCAGCCTACGACGGGGTGCCACTCACCGTCCGCGAAAATCTGCAGGCCGGTGTGGTGCTCGTCCCGCGTGCGTCCGCCCAGCTGGTAGTGGCCGGATGCCGGGCTCCCGTCCCAACGGAACCATTTGTTCCAAAACAGCGGTGCAATGTACGGCAGGCCGATGGGGGCCTGCGCCCGCTCTCTGGCGGGGATGATGGTGGTTGTCATGATGTCCTCCTTACTTGTAGCTGCGCTTCTGGACGCTGGTGCGGCCATAGCGCATGAAGTAGATAAAGCCCAGACGCGGGATGCGGATGGTGCTGCCGTACAGGATCACCGGGAAGCCCAGGGCTCCGGCGTCGATCTGCGCTTGGCTGCGGATGGACTGCACGCTGCAGCCCAGGAACTGCGCCACCTGCTCGGCGGTCAGGGTCTGCTGGGGGTAGGTCTCCAGCTCGTCCAGCGTGGCGGGGAACGGGGTCTTTTCCATAGATCATTCCTCCTTCTTGTCCGGCAGGGCGATCTCCATCGCCGTCTGCATGATCTCGTCAAAGCCCGGCAGGCCAAAGGCTACGATGCTCAGCTGGTCAATGCGGCTGTTCAGCTCGCCCTGCGCCTGCTGCACAAGGTTCTCCGCTCTGCGCAGCCGGTCGCAGGCACCGCCGTACAGGGACTTCCACTTTTGGAAGTGTTCCTTGAAATCGTCCCGGTCTTTGATGAAGTCGTCACGCATGGCCGTGACGTTGGCCAGGGCGGCCTTGGCTTCGCTCACGGCCTGAATGGCGGCGTTCAGCCGGGTGTTGGTGGCTTCCAGCTGCTCGATGTGCTGCTTGGCCTGGAAGCTCTCGTATGCGCCGGTCTTGTGGATGGCGGGCAGCACCTCGCTGGTGACCCAGTGCTTGAAGGCCTTGGCCTTGGGCATCTTGCTGCTCAAAATCAGGCTGTACAGGCCGCTCTCGTTGATGAGGGCGGTCTTAGTGGCACCGGAGAGGGTGTCGTGTTTCACGATCCCAGCGCTTGCAGAGGGCACATCCCTTTTTTGGGTATCTGCCCCTTGCGGCAGAACCTCAAGTCGTTTGTCCTCGTCGTCAACGTGCTTGAGAATGGCGTTGCTGGGATTCTTGTACCCCAGTGCAATGGCAACGTCCTTGCCGACCAGCCAGGGCGTGCCGTTGATCTCCACGGTGCGCACCTGCCCGAACTCGGGGTTTGAGAATGTGGTTAAGTCGTTCATGTGGGTTTGACCTCCTTGTGGGTGGCTCCCTTCTGCGGTAGAATAGAGGGGCAGAAGGGAGGTGGAAATAATGGAACCTACGGCAAATGCGGGAATGTCTGTTTCAGACTGGTCATCGTTGGTAGCGATGGTTGTAGCAATCTGTGCATTGTTTTCTCCGGCTTTAACAGCCTTCTTCAACAATCAACATCAGCTTGAAATGAAAAAATTGGAGTATGAACATCAGGAACGCGAAGCACAGCAAAAGCGAGAATGCGAAATATATGAAGGTTATATTCGAGCTGCCGGTGCTGCGATTCAATATCAGACCAAAGAAAGCATTCAAACCTTTGGAGAGCATTCGGCTCTTGCAATGTACTATGTACCAGAAGAATTACGCGCTGATATGGTTTTGTTGGAAAAGCTCGCGCAACGTAGAGAAAGCTATGATGATTTGCTTGTAAGAAAAGTGGAATTGCTGAATAGAATCATTGTTAAAATGCGAGAGCTACGAGGAGCACAGTCGTCAACGCACCAACAATGATGGAGTAGATGGGATACCACGTCATGAGATCCGGCACGAGTTTCTTTGTGAGCAGATTGCACAAGACGATGACAGCCCAGAGTATCGGAATCAGCTTTAGCGTAAACACTGTGGACAATCCTCCTTATTCAGATTTATCCGAATTATGATATGGTAGCTCGACATTCTGCACCACCAGCTACTCTCTGCCGTCACGCCAGTCCGGTTGACCAACTCTTCCACAAGCTGCGAAGTCGGTACATCTTTCAGCGCCCAGCGTTCCTCTTCCACAGGTTCGCTGGGCTTTTTGTTGTTGTCCATCTTCTTCACCTCCTTGTGTGCACCTCGCTCCTGCGATACAATAAAAACAGGAAGGAGGTGGTAATCATGAATCGCGTTGTGGTAACGCACAAAGATGATGCACAGCGGTACATAAAAAGCGGTTGGACGCTTGAGAGTGAACATGAAGTGATTCTGCCGGGAATCAACAAACAGTACACGGAATGTACGCTGTACTGGAAACAGTCGGGCGAACAGGCTGCACCGGATGGGCCGGAAGTGGAGCTAAAGACAAAGGATGTCACACCCAGCCCAAAATGTAGACGATAGAGCCGTCTGCCGCAATCTTTGCATCAAAAGCTATCCAGTTGCCGCTGGATAGCTTTTTTGCTACCTCGTTGCAGTCAGCGGTTTTGTAAATCCCCCGCACGGCACGTTCTGCGTCATTTCGGGGCGGTCGCTCCATGAGCGAGAGCGTCACGGGGTACGCAGGAATATCCGAAAGTTCCTTCATCTTCTTCACCTCCTTTGGAATGAACTTGCGAAAACTAAAGTTTTGCGGCAAAAAAATAAGCGGGGATTTCTGCGTCAGGGATTGCGAGGACACGGCATAAATCACGGATTTCGGTCTGAGTGAAGTCCGTGTGACCACGCAACTTTTTGTTTAAAGTTGTAGGAGAAATGCCGATTTTCTGCGCAACATCGCTCTGCGTCATACCTCTGGCGCGGATGCGGCCAAGCAGATTTAAGTAATCCATTTGTATCACCTCCTTGCCAATACTATACAACTTGCGATTTCTAAAGTCAATACGTTTTCTAAAGATTTTTGAAAAATATCTTGCGTTTTCTATAAAATGGCGCTATACTGTGAATAAGACATGACGGAGGTACGTTCAAATGAAAAAGAGCGATTTCGCAAGTCGGCTATCACAGGCTCTCGAGGCACGAGGGATGAAGGCCGCAGACCTCTCCAAGAAAACGAAGGTAGCAGAAGGCACTATAAGTTGTTATATAAATGGACGCTATGAGGCAAAGCAAAACCGTGTGCAGGTCTTTGCTGAGGCGTTGGACGTGAATCCGGCATGGCTCATGGGCTATGATGTACCAATGGAAGCGGAGCGCTCCCAGCCCGCCCCCGCACCCCGTCCCATCCCGAAGGGGTTTGAGCCGATGCCCAAGATGAAGAAGATCCCGCTGGTGGGCTCGATCGCCTGCGGCACGCCCATCCTGGCCCAGCAGAACATTGAAAAAATCGTGGACGTGCCGGAGAACATCCGGTGCGATTTCTCCCTCACCTGCCACGGCGACAGCATGGAGGGTGCCGGCATCCATGACCGGGACGTGGTGTATATCCGCATCCAGCCCGAGGTGGAGAACGGCGAGATCGCCGCGGTGCGCATCGGCGAGGAAGCCACCCTCAAGCGGGTGTACTACCAGAACGGCACCCTGACCCTGATGCCCGCAAACGCCGCCTATGCGCCCATGGTCTACACCGGCCCGGAACTGAACGACGTGCAGATCGAGGGCAAGGCCGTGGGCTGGACCCACTGGGTGGGGTGAAAAGGTATATGATGTTCAAGAATGCGTGAAATTTTATTGAAATGTTGTAAGTATCACTTTTAAGTGATATACTCTGCAATAGGAGGAAGTGATTTTTCTGAACAAAGATCAATTCTTGAAATTACTGATCCAGTTGTTTTCTGAATATGATGATATGCTGATATTACATTCTGACACCTTGAAAGAACTGGTTGTGCTTCTAAAAAATGCAGGAATGGAAGGGCAATTTCTTTCTAAGCTGGAAGAATATCTTTCAAACCTGAAAATGTATGGAGATGCGGCCATTGGCGGAAGAGGTGCGCCGATGGAACATCTTAGTGGTGAAGCCCCGTTGTGTTCAATGCGCTTTCTGTTTGCGACTACGAATTTTCGCATTATATTTGCTTATCAGAATGAGCATATTTATCTACTGTCTACGTTCCACGAACGGGCAGGGAAAAAGAAAACCAGTTATTCGGCACATATTCCAATTGCAAGACAGCGTTTAGAAGAATTATTGAAGGAGAGATGAAAATGCCCTGCAAAGCAACATTGGCCGATTTGGTGGAATCCTTGGCTGAAAACATGTCTGTAGTTGAGTTGGCTCAAACTGCAATTCGTGTTGAAATCAGCAAGACCATCAGAGAGGCGCGCAAACAACTGAATTTATCCCAAAAAGAACTGGCCGAAAAAATGGGTGTAAAGCAAAGCATGGTATCCCGCTGGGAAAGCGGAGAATGCAACTATACGATCGATACTCTTGTGCAGATCGCTAATGCATTGAATCTTTCTGTAGAATGTCCTCTGGTCTTTGAGGAAGTATCCGTGCCGGTAAATTCTGTTTCGGTTCGCCCGCAGAGTGCACACACGATTGTTTCTGAAAATACAGAGTTTTCAAATGTGATTCGGCTTGACTTTGGAAAGGTGACAAATGGAGGGGCTGCATAATGAACATAAATGAGTTTTCGGCCAATATCCAATATAAAAATAGTTTTATTACAGAGTGCACCATCACAAATAATTTATTGGATATCGGCGAAGATGCTGTTTTAAATGCAAATGTAAAAGTGGCGGTGAGCAATCCGGCCGTTTCAGAAGATCAGAAAGAAAAAATCGGACGTGTCCGGTTGACCTTTGATGGAAATTATTCCGTCCCGGATAATAAAGATGCAAACTGTGGATACCATATTGTTCTGATCGGTGAATTTTCAACATCGGTCGAAACAAAAGACGAGGAATTTTTCACGACACTATGGCTTAACGGGTCTACCGCATTGTATAGTATTGCGCGCGGGAAAATTGAAACAATTTCCACCGCGGTTCTTAACAATGGCAAAATTGTGTTGCCAATGGTGAACATGATAGAACTTTTAAAGGCACAGTTTGAAGCAGAAGATGCAGAGGAGAAAAAGGAGTAAAACCGTTCTTCCGCTTGCTTTATTGCGTGGCATATAATGCAAATGCATGATACAGACCCCGCCACGCCTCTCAATGATGCGTACCATGGCGGGGTCGCTTTATTATGAGTTGCCGAGGAATCCTCGGTAGTTGAACAAAACAAAAACGCCCCCGGTGCTACCAACACCGAGAGCGTTTGCAGAATGGCTTGCCCACAAGGGTACAAGACAACCTAACCAACTGTTATTGTACTCCAAAAGGGCAGGCTTGTCAAAGTGTACCCTTCTGGAGGTGAAAAGAATGTTTGAATGCCCGAAATGCCACAAGGAGCTGCCGGACGGTGCAGCATGGTGCTGCTGGTGCGGCGCAAAGCTGGTGACCACACGGAAGCCTCGTGCCCGGTCGAACGGGGAGGGGAGTGTCTACCAGTACGGCAATGCTGGCAAGTGGCGTGCCGAAATCAACATCTATAAGGATGGCGTGCGTTACCACAAGATCCGCAGCGGCTTCAAAACCAAGCGGGATGCCGTGCAGGCCCTGCCGGAGATGCGGGAGCTGGTGCTGAACGGGCAGGAATTTGCCCAGGATGCCACCCTGCAGGAGCTGTGGGAGATGATCTGTGCGCAGACATTGCCCAAGCTGAGCAAGGACAAGGCCAGCCACTACCGCACAGCCTGGGCGGCGCTGGAGCCGCTGAAGAACGCCAAGATCCGGAACCTGCGTTATGCGCACCTGCAGCCGATTGTGGACGCCCGCGAGGGCGGGTACTACCCCAAGCGGGATATCAAGGCCCTGCTGGGCAAGATGTACACGCTGGCCCTCAAGTACGAGTATGCCGATAAGGATTACTCCAAGCTGCTAGATCTGCCGCCGATCAGCGCCAGCACACGCACCGCCCTGACCGAGGACGAGGTGCAGCGGATCTGGCAGGACTACGATGCCGGCCACGAGTTTAGCCGGTACTGGCTCATCATGGCCTACACCGGAATGCGCACCGGTGAGATGCTCACGATTCTGAAAGCGCACACCCACCTGGCTGAACAGTACTGCACCGGCGGCATCAAAACGGATGCCGGCAAGGCCCGGCAGATCATCTTCCCGGACAAGATCATGCCCCTTGTGCGGGAAGCCTACCGTAGCGGCACCAAGCGCCTGTGCGAGGTGGACGAGAAAACCTTCTATGCCGAGTGGCACGACATGGCCCAGCGTGTGGGTCTGCAGCCAGACATGACGCCATATTGCCTGCGCCACACCACGGCCACGCTGCTGGCTGTGGAGAAGGTCGCCCCGGCAATTATAAAGGAAGTGCTGGGCCACACGGACTATGCGGTCACGCTGGGCTACACTCACATCCCGCTGGAAGAAAAGCTGGACGCGATGAACAAGTTGAAGTGATCAGCCGCGTGCAAGATCGTTGTACAGCATTTCGAGGAACTGTACAGCACTGGGGCAGCCGTCCAACGGATAGCCAGCCAGCTCCTGCACACGGGAAGGGTTGGTGTGCCATGCGGTCTGCGCGGCACGCCGGATGGTGCTTTGAATGGCCGTCCAGTCACTGCATTGCTTGTCAGCAATCGGCTCATAGACCTCTTTCTGGACAGCTTCCAGCCGGTCCTCTTGTTCCCAGATAAGCCGCAGGCAGTCGGCAATGATGGAGTAAGAACGCATACTGCGGATGATGCCCAGAGGCCGGAGTGTCTGAGCAATGCGCAGCGAGAGCGTGGAAGAATCAGTGATTGGCAC